GCCTTGGGGTACCGACGGCGCTTCTTCTGGCGCTGATTCGGGTACCGCTATTGAAGGTCACGCTGCTGAGGGGCACTCAGGGTCTGTTATAGCCTCTGGATCGACCATGATCGGGGTAACTGGCAGATCTATTTCCGAAATGCTGGAGGCTCACCGGGCAATGGGTCTCACGCGCATGTTGGCGGCTGGCAACACCGGAATGTATGCCAGTGGCCCCTCTGGGGCTTCATCTGGGGAAAGCCGCACCACGGCCCCCATGAACAACAGGCAACTTACCGGTGAAGAAGTTGCCCGGTATGCCTACAACGCTGGTTTCCGTGGAGATGATCTCGCAGCCGTTGTGGCTATTGCTAAGCGTGAGAGTGGGTGGCGCACTGGCGCTTACAACCCCAACCGCGCAACCCAAGACGATTCCTACGGCCTGATGCAGATCAACATGCTCGGTCAGATGGGCGTTAATCGTTTGCGGCAGTTTGGTATCTCTAAGAACGAGGATCTGTACGATCCTGCTACCAATATGCGTGCTGCGTTCTCGCTGTATCAGGCTCGTGGCGGCTCGCTGCACGACTGGGGCGCATATAAGGGCGAATCGAATACCTACAATACCAATGTCGACGAGGCGCTCCGAATCGTCAAGGATGCCGGACTGTACAGCGGCGACCCAATGATCGACGCTTCGTATGCCCCCAGCCGTGGGGGCGGTACTAACGGACAGCAGTCACGTTCTACGACTACGCACATCACATCGTCGCCTACCATCAACGTGGCCCCCGTCATCAACTTCAATGGTGCCCCCGCAACGCCTGATCTGCGTAATATCGCCCACACAGTCAGCAAGATGATAAAGGAAGAAGTCGACATGCTTGATCTGAGGACTGCCTGATGTCTTACCGTACTAACCAGTGGTTCGGTCTATCCAAGTCCTCCTCTGGTGAGAACCTCCGTTCCACCCGTTCTACCCGCGCTGGCTATGCGGTTAGCGGATCAGATAACGATAACTTTATATATCCCGACCGTGCCGTCCGCATTATGGATGGCGAAAAGGTCCATATCCTCAAGCGGGGGTATATCAGGTCTGTTGCCTTCGGTGATAACCGTGAGAACTTCCCCATCAACAAGTGCCAGTTCCAGTTCAACCCCTCGCAGATCGTGCAGTCTGTTCAACAGAACACGCAGGTTCTGAACTTCTTACAGCAGGACCCAGCCCAGTACGCACAGCCGATGTTCGGCAACGTGACGTTCTCCTTCGATCTCTTCTTCGACCGGAGTATGGAGATCAACAACTGGAAGCGCACGGATGAGATCGATCCCAATAACCCGTGGGAGAACTCCAGCCCCAGCAATATCGGCGTGTTGCACGACCTAAGCGCATTGTTCAAGGTTATTGGTGTGGGCGTGAACGAGTCCATGGCCGAGTACCTCCAGCAGTCAGCCATTGCCGCGTATAACCAACAATTGGCTGAGGATTCGGAAAGCGCCGAGGATTACGACATGGGGGCGTTTACCACGAGCATTGAAGACCTGATGCAGTACAACTTGGGTAACAGTGCCTTCCTCCTGCCGCTCCCCGTTCGGGTTGTCTTTTCCTCGCTGTACATAGTTGAGGGGCTGGTCAAGGACATCAACATCATGTTCTCTAAGTTCACTGCGTCCATGGTTCCCATGCAGTGCTCTGTGCAGGTGCTGTTTGAGGCCAAGTACATCGGATTCGCCAAGCAAGACACATACTTCACGTATGCCCTACGCGCTCTGGAAGAACTTGAGCCAGAACAGCCCACTAGAGATGAGTTGGCGGCGTATGGTCAGGCGCTGACTGACGACCTGACCAGTATCAGAATGGTGGTCACCTCTGGTGAGGGGGGTACCGCTGGAGACAACGGCGATAGGGATCGGAACTGGAATGACAACGAAGTGTCGATGGATCGCTTCGTCTCTAAAGACATTGGCGTTACCTCTATCTCTAACAGGAACCTTGAGGACCTTGACTTCTTCGTCAAGGTGCTATTCGACGGCGAGCAGCAACATCGCCGTTTGTTAGCCCTTATGGAAGAGAACGGGCGCAACGTCTCGGTTGGGGTGTCTGGGTCGGTGACCGGTTACAGGTATACCGATACGTTCAAAGACGCAAACTCTACGTTGTTTGCTAGGTTACGAGGAGCGGTATCCGCCGCCCCCACTCCAGCGCTTCTGGAAAACGCCAACCCATTACCGGGTAATGTTCGCGGAGTTTGCGAAGATCTATTTGATGCACTTTCATCCTCTACTACCACTTCCATTGGCGTTAGCGCTTACGAAGTTCTGCCGGACAGTGACGGAAATGACCGAGAATTCCGCACAGTAACCAAATTATTCCACCTCAACATTGGTGCAGACCACGTTAGAGAAGACGGCATTATTGAGGCTACAAACGGTGAAGAGTGGCGGAGAATGGCTGACTGGGCCTGCACTAGCGACAAGCAACGTGGTGGTATTTCTGGCAGTGGACAAACTGATAAGTCCACCGGCCCGTCAGAGGATGACGAGGGGGCGCACCCCAATAACGACCTCTTCTACTTTGCTGTTCGCTTTCGCCTCACGGTGACGGTGAGTATCGATGGGCTTACCGAGCGCAAAACTGTCGAGGATTATTTAGTCCCCAACTATAAGGGCACTAACTTCCGGCTGATTAAGACTATGCGGTTTGACGGTTGGCCCAGCCCAGATGACCCACTTCCTCCGGGGGATAACGGCAGTACTAACACTGGCGGCGGCGATGGCGGTGGTTCAAGCGGACCATTGGCTCTCTAAGGATTCATTATGGCTATTTACAGCGCAGTTTCTCGTTATCAACTCACCGACTCCGGGCAGGAAGCCGTTCGTGGTGACCTAAATGCCCCTAACTACACGCTGTATACCGTGCGTGAAGGTGACACCTTTGAATCCATATCTGCCAGAATTCTCGGCACTACTGAGCGCTTCTGGGAATTAGCGGACATGAATCCGCAGATCAAGTTTCCGTTAGATATCGAAGTTGGGACGGTACTTAGGATTCCGTTATGATTCAGAAGAGTCCTTACGGACTATCGCCTGATTTAGAGATAACCATTGCCAATGTCGCAGTGGATTATTCGTCTATCAATAAAGTAGATCTGCATCTAGCGGAAAACCAGCACGATCTTCTCGTGTTTGATATCGCAGGTATTCCCCCTCGTGCGATCACGGACTACTACAACAAGCCCGTTTATGCCAAGATCCACACAGGCGGCAACTTCTATCAGGAGTTCCACGGCTATGTTGAGGATGTCCGCCCCGCCTCCCGCACCGAGTTTGGGTTGATGAACAACAGCCCGTTCCAAGAGGCGAAGATCGTATGTCTAGGAGTGTCGTACATCATGCGTGGCGCAACCAGCAAGGTGTGGGCCAACTACCGCCTCAGCGATATCGCTAGGGAACTGTGTCAGAAATACGGTTTTAGTCTTGACGTTGCTGCCGACCCGGCAATCCACGAGTCGCTCCTTCAGACCAACGAGTCTGACTGGCAGTTCATATCGAGGTACGCACAGTTGCTTGGGTACAGCGTGAATGTTCATGGTACGCACATGCATATCTATGACCCGCATAAGGCGCTGAGTCGTAGGACCTCATATCACGTGCTGAGCACCATGCGGAAGAAAACGAACAACAGCATCAGCCCCGCGCCCGGTCAGATTCTGGAGTTTGATGGGTCGTTCTCTAAGCGCCATATCGATGGCGAGTACAAGGAGAGCATCGTTACCGTGGTGAACCCTGATAACGGTATGTTCGACGTGAACTCCAGAACAGTTGCCCCCACCAATAACGGTGTTCCTCGGTTTCCGAACAGAGTCGCTGAGTACGTGGACAACTTTGAAGAGGCCGCTCGCCGCATCTCGGCAGTATCAAAGGAAAAGTACGACTACTATGCGACGGCTCGTGTGCTAGGGGTCGCTGGGTGTGTCCCCGGTGGTATCGTCAGCGTGGACAACTACAACGCTGACTTTGACGGATTCTGGTATGTGCGAAGCGTGAAGCACACCGTCCATACCAGCGCCTTTCATACCGAGTTAGAGTTGGCTAAGAACTTCAACTCGGAGTTGAAGTTCACGAATACTGAGTCGTTCCGTACGCCCCCCAAGACGGTGTACTCAAACAAGAGTGGTTGGTTAGCGGAGAGCAAGGCAGTCAATGAGTACTCCTGACTTTGAACTACACCGAGCGATAGTCCACTGGTCGGACCCGACGACTGGGTTTGCTCAGGTCCGTGTACCCACGCTGTTGGGGGCCGAGAGCGTCGTCTACATCCCGAATACTGGGTTGACCGAGAGTGGCGGTGTGTGGAACGTCCCAGCAGAGGGCACCTCGACATTCATTGCTGTGTCCCATGATCGAACACAGTTTCTCTGGTTGACAGCCCTCGGCGCTGGTGGGGGCGGTGCCGCAGGAGTTCCCGCCGCCACAGGTGAGCCGATGGGGCACCAAGAGCGTACTGATAGTGCAGTTTCATTTAATGACAGCACTCGTACCTTTTCGATACAGCCGGTAGGCGACTCCTACACCGTGTGGTGTAAGGGCACTAAATACGACAAAACCGAGTTAGAGACAGTCACGGTACCCGACTCCACGGACCTGTACTACATCTACTTCGATCCTGACGGGGCGCTACAGTACCGCACCTCTTACTTTGTCTGGGACGAGGACTGCCCAACCGCGTACGTTTACTGGAACGCCACTACCCAGAAGGCCGAGTTCTTTGCTGACGAGCGCCATGGCATTGTCCTTGACTGGCAGACCCACGAGTACCTGCACCGGACGCGGGGTGCCGCTATTGCTAACGGGTTTGATCTGGACCCGACCAAGTTCATTATTGATGGCGACGGGTCGCTAGACGGCGACTGCTATTGGGGCATGTACGGCACTGGCAACCCCGTTGGTACGTTCTTTGACGAGGATCTTCAGGTAGACATCATCAACTCCGCTACGCCGACAGCGAATACGTGGGAGCAATTCCTAGAGGCCCCCGCTGAGATCCCGGTGTTCTACAAGGAGAGTTACGGGTGGGTAAAGAACACCGCCACGAACTTCCCCTTTAAGTCTGGTCCTAACCGCCCCTACTACAACTCAATTGGTGATCTGAGTTACCTCACTGAGATCGATACCAATAAGTTTGGTATTGCATGGATCGTTGCTACGAATAACCTCAACGACCCAGTTCTGGCGATCATGGGCCAAGACCAGTACCTCAACATCGGTGACGCTGAGGCCGTTGACTGGAATTCGCTAGACCTTACCGATCTGCCTATTGTGGAGATGCGCCCCCTCTATAAGTACGTGTTCCAAACAAAGGATACGTACACCAATAGCGTTAAAGCCGCTCTACGAGGGCTGTACGACATTCGTAGGATAGAGTCCTCAGCAGGAGCACCCTCGGCAGCAGAGTCATTAGCCGCTGCTATACAGAACCTACTAGTTCCTGCCGGTACTGTTTCAGCGACTATTCGTACCACCGCTGACACGGGCTGGTTGATGCTTGATGGTAGTTCTGTTGCATCAGCAGCCAGTTTGTATCCATCGTTGTGGGAAGTGTCCCCTGCTTCTTGGAAGTCTGGAACAACGCTTACTCTCCCCAATATGACTAACAGGACTTTAGAGGGTTCTGGTGTTACCACTCTTGGGGTATTGGGAGGGTCGAACTCGGTCAGCCTTGCTACAGCAAATCTCCCAGCGCACAACCACTCAATCAACCACGGTCACGCTGACAACTTTACAGCAAACCAAAGTCAGCACAGACACTCCGTTGATCCGCCTAGTACCACTACGTCGACTCACTCGGACGGAACTAACTATCTGTATGAAGTGGGCAGCGGAGCGTACCGCTTCGGCAACGGTGGGGATATTGAAGGCCAGTTCCTTACTATTAGTAACCATAGTCACACTGTCAATATTCCGGCGTTCAACTCGGGCTACACAGACCCGGCCATCACCATTAGCGGCGGTGTCACTAATCACGCCGGTAACTCTGGTAACACCGGTTCTGGTACGAGCGTGGACGTGACGAACGCTCACTTGGCGGTGAACTTCCAAATTAAGGCTCACTAAGGGGTGCTTGACATCGTTTCGTAACATAGTGGTATACTGGACGCTCGGAGACATGAGCGAGGAGGTATCCCAATGCGCCGTCTTCTTTCCCTTATCCTTGCGGCTACTGCCGCTGTCACCCTTTCACTGCCCCAGACGGGGGCCAGCGTGGGAGTTCCTGAGGAGTTCATTCCTCCCCACAACTGGGAACTCCCCGCTAACCCACCACCAGAACCTGTGCGCTCTGTCCAGATCTACAGCATCCGCCCCGAGCCGGTGTGGGCAGATGAGAGGCGCGAACCGTATCTTCGTGATACGGTTCGTGCGCCAGCCCCGTATCGGGAATCAGCACCCGATTGGCGGTGCGATGAGTGGATGCCTCTTGCCCGTGAGATCG